AGTAGAATTATTGTATACTGCGGTAGGTGCATTAGGTGGCACATTCAGTATCAGTGGCTCTGGTACATTCAGTGGCTCAATCGCACAAGTGCAAGCAGGCGCGGCCGCAACCAATGAATGGTTATATGATGGCACTGATTTTGATTTACCTGCATGGTATAATCCAGAACAGTTTAATCAATACGAAATGAAATACAGTTGGGCCGGCGTAAGTTTGTTTATCTTAAATACCATTACCGGTCAATATCAATTAGTATTCCAACATATACACGCAGAAGATACACTATTGTTAACTAATCCTGCATTCAAAGTAGGTATTCTAGCATTGAATCAAGGTGGGTCAACTGCTGTAACGGTTTCAGTGGCCAGCATGATGTCGGGTCTAGAAGGCATTACCAACCGTAATAATTATACCGCTGGGGTGTCTGATACTGCAACGTCATTGTCACAAAATACATTATATCAAATATTATCAATACAAAATCCATACACATTTAACGGAACAATAAACACAAAAGAATTGTTGCTACAAGATTTTGCAGTGGCAACACAATGTAATGATCCCTGTCAAATTTATGTTTTTGTTGAACCTACGGTTGCTCTCGCTACAGGCGTTGACGATTACGTATCGCGTGACGCATTGCCAACAACTGTTAGTTACGAAAATGGCACAATAACACAGAATCAATATTATCCTGTGGCAACCTTTGTTGTGGGCAACACTGGCTCAGTTACACAGTTTGATTTGAACCCATATCGTGTAGTAGTCCCACCCGGTAGTCAAGCAACTGTTGCTATACTGTCTACTGCGGTGATACAAAAGGCAACGTCTTCTATTGTTTGGTATAACGATTAATTACATTGAGTATTAACTTTATTGAAGCACTATAAGGATATATTATGAGCGAAACATATCAAAGACTTATTTGTAATCATTGTAAGCACTCCGCACATTGCGGACACGGATGTTCAGAAGAAACCTGCGATCACTGCCCAGAATGTACTTGCGATCGTTGCCAAGCAGAAAACGATCACGACCGCGGCTACAACTAATGTTTAAGAGACACGACACTAGAATAAGTTCTAATGCCGTTTGTCTTAATAGAGTAGATAATCTAGTCGCAGAAGACTTTAACTACTATGACAAAGATGGGTTTGAACTAAACTGTGCAGAGCAGAAGTTTTACTCTGCTATGAATTTTCCCATCAACTATCCTATATTAAATCATTGCTGCTGGCAAGAGCCTTGGTTTGAACTAGAATATAAAGATACTGGACTACTGTTAGATCATTCTATGCTATTAGCTAGATGCGAATACGCTAGAGAAGCATTAGAACAAGTAAAGTCTTTTATTCCACACAATCCTTATGCTGCCCTACTAACTAAAGTAAAAAGCAAATGGGGATTTGATTTTGCCTTAGATGCAGTTGCAAATGACGGATCTGTGTTTGAAGTAATACACATAGAATACGACAACTATAACTACGATATCTTTAATGCTCGCAGACTACAGTTTGATTACCTAGTTAGGCATACAGATTGGATTGATGCAGCACAGCGTATTTGGCAGCAGCGTGAACAATGGCTACCCTTAAAGGGCTTTGAACAAAACCATTGGAAAGCTAACTATTTGATCGGCTGGGAAAAAGCCGAGTATGTTGAAAAGGCAGTATAAATACAACTATGAGAGCAGCAGAATTCATGAGGGCGTTAGCCGACATTATTGACAAACTAGACGGCAACGGCGCTGAAAACGATCTGCCAGCTAAAGATCCAGCAGAAAAAGACGATAATCCTATTATGATTCCGCCTTTACAGCAGCAATTAGAACTGGATAAAGCAGAAGCGGGTAAAGATAGCCCAATCATTCAAAAGCTCACTCAAGACGAAGTAGAGCCCAACCCATCTAAACCAATCTTCAGAACCCGATAAATACTCGAACTAGGGTATTTCAATGGCATTTCGAAAAATAGAAGCAGGACTTGTACACGGTTCTGTAGACGACTTTATTGGTAAAAAAGGTACTATCTTCTATGATAATGATGATGGTACTCTCCGTCTCAGCGACGGTGTTACTCCGGGCGGAAACGTTATCAGCAGCGGCTCAGGCGGAAGTAACTATACACTACCTACAGCAACTACCACTGTCAAGGGTGGCGTTAAGATCGATGGCACTACTATTGCTATCAGCAATCAAGTTATCAGCGTAGGCACAGTTCCCTACTCTAGCCTATCAGGCGCCCCTACAGTTCCAACTAATGTAAGTCAACTTACCAACGACACAGGATTTATCACCGGAGTTAGTTGGGACGCAGTTACAGGCAAGCCCACACTATTCAGCGGAGCATACGCAGACTTATCAGGTAAGCCTACAAACGTTAGCTCATTTACTAATGACAGCGGATACTTAACATCAAGTTCATTATCAAGTTATGCTACACAAAGTTATGTAACTAGTCGTGGCTATGTTACTTCAGCAAGCATACCTACAGCAGTTAGCCAACTGTCAAATGACAGCAACTATCTAGTAGAAGCAGACTTTGATTTAGATACGATTGATTTAGATGCCAACAACAAACTACACGCAACCGGCATCCTTCCTGGAGATGATGAAGGCTTTACCGCAGTATTTGCAGGACGTGCGGCAGGTGTGGCGGCCTTACCAAATACCGTTATCCAAAGTCAAGCGCAGGTTAACGACTACGCACAGAACAACTTCCAAAACACTAGCGACGGAGTCCACGCTAGTACAGAATGGGTAGCAACAAGTCCTAACGGCGATGACTCAAACTATTATATTGACTTTGGTATTAATGGAGCAAGTTGGGATGGCACAGCAGAGAATAGTTTGTATGCCAATGTAGGACAGCGTGATGGTTGGGTTTATGTACAAGGCGGCAATGCTGGAGGTGGTAACCTAGTATTAGGAACTTCGTTAGCCAATACTTACACAAAGATTATATCAGGCGATGCTTCGGCAGGCGATACAGAAGTTGCTCGCTTTAGCAGTACAGAAGTTAAACTAAAGAAACAGTTAACATTCAACGACAATACTACACAAACAACAGCGTGGTTAGGAACATACAGTTGGAATGATTTAACTGATGCTCCAACTATTCCTGCTGACACTGGCGACTTAACTAATAACGCAGGATTTATTACTAGTGACGCACTAACTGGATTTGCTACTGTCACCGGTGAAGAAACTCTTACCAACAAGACTCTAACTAGTCCAACAATTAACAATCCAACCTTCAACGGTACATTTGCCTTTGAAAGTAATAACACTAACCAACCAGCAATGACATTGACAGCCAGCGTCTTACAGGATGGCGTTGGTATTCTTCGTGTTATTGGTAGCGAACCAGATATCAACTTTAATCAAGTAAGTGAAAGCCCAGGCTTCAATACATTTACATTTGAATGGAATGGTGATGCTAAAATAGCAATGGGTCGTAGAAACGATCATAGTTTCTATATTACTCGCAACGATGGTGCTTGGCATGACAACACATTTGTCCTAGACTACAATACTGGTGTGCTGTCAGTAGAATCTGGTATTGCCGTTCCTAGTATTGACTTCGGTGAAGCAGGCACACAAACAGAACCATTCCTAGGATTTGGTTCACTAAGTCTAGGAGATATGGGAGATGTTGATTTAACTACTGCTCCTACTGTTGGACAAGTATTAAAGTATGATGGAACTAAGTGGGCACCAGGTACAGATATTACAAGTGGCGGCGCTGGTACAGATGCTGACACACTGGATGGCTTTGACAGTAGTTACTTTTTAAACTACAACAACTTTACTAATAAGCCATCATTGGCAACAGTGGCAACCAGCGGCAGTTACGCTGACTTAACCAACAAGCCAACTATACCAACTACGGTTACAGTAAACGGTACAGCAATCACATTAGGCAGTAGTGGAACGATTACTGCCAGCACAACTAATGCTCTAACTATTAGCACAGGATTAAAAGGTACAGCCAGTACGTTTGATGGTAGTGCCGCAGTCACAGTTAGTTTAGATACTACAGTAACAACAATCACAGCAACAGCAGGTGCTACAACTACATTAAGTGCGGCAACCATAACACCAAACTATATCATTAGCGGCACAATATCTGGCACACACATTATTAGATTGCCAGACTTAACTACACTAACTGCCGGGCAAAGAATCACATTCAACGTTAACCAAGGTACGATTTCTTTCCAACTATCGACAGGAACTAGCATTGTTAGTAATACAACGACTCTCAGTCGCTTGATTACATTCACAGTATTGAGTAATGCGGCTAACACTACTGCCAACGTCTACTATACATATTCAGTACCTGGTGTAACTGGTACCGGTACATCACTAGTTACTAACTCAAGTCCAAGCATTACTGGCGCTTACATTACAGGACTTGATAGCACAACCAGTACCAGTGCTTATGCCTCAACACCTTCTCTAACACTTGGACCTAGTAGTAGTGTTTTTAATCACACACTAAACATTCTTACTGCGGCAACGGCTGCTACCTATGTTAAGAATTTAAACATTGGCACAAACTTAGCAGGCGGTACAAGTACTATCAACATTGGTACTGGTGTTACAAGTGGTACTGCTACACTTAACTTAGGTAGTTCCTCAACCACAACAACCATGAACGGTGCTGTGACTATCACAAGTCTAACTGCCACCGACAGCATTGTAGGTAGCATCACAGGCAATGCCGCAACAGCAACTAAGCTAGGTACGGCGAGAGCAATTAACGGTGTTAACTTTGATGGCTCTGCTGGTATTACCATTACTGCTAATACTCCTAATGCTTTAACTATTGGCTCAGGCCTGAGTGGTACAAGTTTCAATGGCAGCACAGCAGTTACTATCGCTGTAGACTCAACAGTAGCATTGAGAGCAGATACACACTACATTGGAACAACCAGCATTGCTCTAAACAGAACCAGTGCTAGCCAAACCTTAACTGGTGTTAGCATTGATGGCAATGCCGCAACTGTTACTGATGGTGTTTATACAAGTGGAACATACGCAGACCCTGCGTGGATTACAAGTCTAGCCTACAGCAAGTTAACTGGTACACCGTCATTGTTTAGTGGCAGTTACACTGATTTAACTAACAAGCCAACTATCTATTCTGGTGCTTATATTGGTACAACTAGTTTAGACTTTACTCGTGCTAGTGGTAGTCAAACACTAACTGGTGTAAGTATTGACGGCAACGCGGCAACAGTTACAAATGGATTGTATTCAACAGGAAGCTATGCTAACCCTGCCTGGCTAACAAGTCTAGCCTACAGCAAACTAACTGGAGCTCCTACTGTTCCAACTAACGTAAGTCAACTGACTAACGACAGTGGCTATGCTACTCTAACTGGTGCTGAGACACTAACCAACAAGACACTAACACTACCTACAATAGGTGGTACTGGCGCTACATTCAATGGAAGCACTAGCGGTACTACAGTTCTAAAAGCATCAGCAACAGCAGGTACAACTACTGTTACCTTGCCAGCAACAACTGGTACAATCATTACAACAGGCGATAGTGGCACAGTCACTAACACTATGTTGGCTGGTAGTATCGCTAATGCTAAACTAGCCAACAGCACTATATCTGGTGTAAGTCTGGGCAGTAACTTAAATGCCTTAACCATCGGCACAGGTCTAAGTGGTACAACCTACAATGGTAGTTCGGCTGTTACTATTGCTATTGATTCTACAGTGGCAACACTAACCGGCAGTCAAACATTAACTAACAAGACATTAACACTACCTACTATAGGCGGTACTGGTGCTACATTTAACGGATCAACAAGCGGTACTACTGTATTGAAAGCAAGTGCGGCTGCTGGTACAACAACTGTTACAATGCCAGCAACAACTGGTACATTAATCACTACCGGCGACAGTGGTACAGTAACTAACACAATGCTTGCCGGCAGTATTGCCAACAGCAAACTAGCCAACAGTAGTATAACTATCAATGGATCTGCTATTAGTCTAGGTGGTAGTACAACAATCGCTAGTATCACAGCCAGTGGATTCTCTAGTTCACTAGGCTTTGATGGCGCAGGTAACTTAATCTTATCCAACACTAATACATTTAGGCAAGCGACTGGATTAACAATCCAAACAGGCGGGCCAGCTCCATACTATGAATGGAAGTTTAACAACGATGGAACTACGACTCTACCTAGCAATGCTATTGACAGTGGCACAAACAGTATTAGTGTAAAAAGCAGTGGCGACAGTTCTAGTTCTACACTATATTGGAAAGCTGGAACAATTGGTGCAGGACTTCCTTTTGATAGTTCGGTCTATGCTAATACTAGCGGTGTTACAGTTTCGGCGACATCGGGAACACAGAGTGTACGTTCTGTTAAGAATTGGGTTTTTGATATTGCAGGACAGATAACATTCCCAGACACAACAGTACAATCAACAGCTTACACAGCTACAGCAGTTAAAGGATTGTTTAGTGTAACAACAAACTCTGCTAGCGGCAATGGCAGTCTAAGTTATAGCAATGGTGTGTTTACATTCACTCCGGCTAGTGTTCCAACAAGCGTAACTATTAACGGTACGGCAGTAACATTAGGTTCTAGTGGAACTGTAACAGCCGCGGCAGGTACACTAACTGGTTTGACATCTAGTGGTGCAGTTAGCATTACAGATACTACTAACAGCTCAAACACAACAACAGGAGCATTAAAAGTATCTGGTGGTGTAGGTGTTGCTGGTAACATATATCTCGGCGGCGGCATTAACGCTACTGGATCAATATATTCTGCAGGAGCCAATGTATCTTATAGTCCTGCTACTCCAACTGGACAAGCATTTCAGGCCACAGGTAAAGACACCCAAGGCGGCACTGGATACTTTGATTTCTTCAAAATAAACAACACTACCAGCGGTGGCACTAACGGTAGTAAGACAATGCGTTTGAACAGCGTTGGTACATTGGAAATATTGAATAATGCTTACAACGCTACAATACTTTCAGTAACTGACGCTGGATTTATTTCTATTAACGCATCGTCAAGTGCTACAGACGGTGTGCCAACAAACAACGCTATCGCTATGAATGCCAACAGTTACATCTTTGATGATGGTAACTATCACATTACCGCTAAGACTGGTAACATTTGGATTAACTCTAACAATGGCGGTTCAGTTCAAATAAACACACAAATGCCAGCTGGTGTAACTGGTGGCGGCTTGGTTGTTCAAGGACCAGTTACCAGCCGAGCGTCAGGTGGAACTACAGCATTTGTATCATCAGGTTCTAATGTTATCAGCGGCGTAGCATTACAGATGGATTCTGGTACAGCAGGCACAGCGGCTAATATGGCTGTACGCGATACATCTACTGTATCTAGTACTATGTACTTTGACGTTAGCACTGGCGGCAGTGGTCACGGAACATTCCAATTTAGATCAAGCAATGCGTTTACTCAGCTCATGTCTTTGAGTAATAGTCAAGTTGCTGTCAACAAACAGATGTTAATTGGTGGTGGTAGTCAAGGTGCCTATGTCACTATTACTGGAACAAACAGTTACAACCTTGGCGGTCCTTATGGATATTTAAGTTCGGGTGGCTCTGGTAGTGTCGGTGGCGGCGGAGCATCGGGTACTGTGGGTTGGTCATTACAATGTATTGGTCGTATCCAAGTCAACGAGATTGACGCTACTTCAGACGAACGATTAAAAGACATACAGGGCACTATTCCTTTAGATAGAGCTCTACAGTTTGTCCGTGCTGTGGATGGTATCTTGTATACTTGGAAACCTGGATTTGGTGATGAGGGACTTAAATCTGGATTCGGTGCTCAAAACGTACATAAAGCTGGTTTTGATCATATGGTTGCTCCTATACCAAATGAGCGTGTAGAGGGTTCGACCGACGCAGATGGGTTTACAAGCCCAGACAAGTTCCAATTGACTCTAAACTACATGGAAGCTATTCCATATCATCACGAAGTTATCAAACACTTGCTAGACCGTATAGAACAATTGGAAGCTACAGTAGCCAAGCTCGCTAAATAATAGCAGTTAATTTAAGGAAGTTTAAAATGAAGAAGTTTTTAGTAATATTAGCACTTTTCTCCACACAAGCATTTGCTTGGGAACAACGTGCTCCACTACCGGTTGATGCTTGTAAAGTACATAGCCCTTACGGCTTTGCACAAACACAACGTCAAGTACAACCAATCTGCAGAGAGGCATATCTAGTAGCATATGATGCTCCTGTAAAGATTCCAGCTTATGTTGCATACACATTAACACCACCTAACGCATTAGGATGCTGGCCTAGAACAAATGCTTTCGTTGCGGACAAGTCAGTCCCAAATGGAGCGACCCCGACGGATTATGCTGGAACGGGCTACGACAAGGGCCACGCAGCTCCGGACGGGGACTTGAGCTGGAGCGAGATCGTCGAGTACGAGAGTTTTCTTATGACGAATATGTATCCGCAACACGGCAGTCTAAACCGTGGAATTTGGAAGTTACTGGAAACTTCGGTGCGTGGTTGGACAGTACAACAGAACCGAAACTTTACAATATACGTGGGAGCTATGTATGGCGCTGGTGATGGCTTTATCGGCAACGGAGTTATTGTTCCACACGCATATTACAAAATTGTTATTGATCAACAAACAGGTGCAGTAGCAGGTTGGATGTTCCCACATACAAAACCATATGTTAACTTGGGCAACGACTTAACTAAGTTCCGTGCTCCTATTAACGGTATTGAACAAGCAGCAGGTGTTAAGTTTGCTTTCCCTGCAAATGCTCGTGAACTACAACCAGGTCAAGAATGGCCTGTAGACTATGGCGCTTTAACTAACGCTAAACGTGCAAAATGCGGCAAGGCAGCTGATTAAAATAAATACACTATGAGACCAGAATCCTACCAACTATTTGCTCAGCTTCTAGAATCACATCTAGACGAAGCTAGCACATCAATGAACCTTATTGCTAGCCAGCCTGGCGGCAAAGAAGTTGTACAAAAACTTCATTCAAGTAAAGGCCTTGGCCACGATATGGAATACAAACCTGTTCCTAAAGTTTCGTGGAGTGACTTGAAGAATATGTATCACGGCGCTTGGGTTATTATCCAAGGTGAAAAAGGAACTGGTGCTATTAAATCGAATAACGGAAACTACGAAGCACTTGCATCAACTGGCGAAGAGCCAGTTGGAATTAGTGATGGCCGTGGTGGAAATATTTTAGATTTCCTTAAGGGCAAAATTGGTAAGTTACAAAAGTTTTACGTAGCTAGAAATACTACAGCAGTTAGACAAAAACAATCTAAACGTGCAGATCAAAAACAAGGCGCAAACCCTGGTGAAGTTTCACAAGAAACATTAGTTAAAAAGTTCCGTCCATTGTGGGCTAGAGCGTTAACTGCCGCGATTGCCGACGTTAAAGGCCACGTTGCTAATATGATTAAGAACGATGCTTTTGGCAAAGCTCAAAAGAAACTTAATCACCTAGAAAGATTACAAGGTGGATTAGAAGCATTAGAAGCAGGCAATGAAGGTAATCCAGAATTTATTACTACTGCTGTAAGCAGTTCGGTATATATGGCAGCTAGCCACTATTATCCAGAAACAACAGGGTCTATTACAAAGAGCTATGGTGGTAGATATTCCTCACAGTTCCACGAAGGCCCACAACAATTATTAAAAGACATTAGTGCCGGTGATCAAAAGAAATTAGGTACTGTTCTTGGATTCTTTAAAAAGGCATTGATAACAGGATGAAACTAGATCAAATCGTTTTAGAAGCCAATGTAGCGGCAAAGATTAAAGATCCTAAGATGATCAAGATGCTTGGGATTGCAGTTAGACACGATGGTACACTACCAAGAGACAAAGTAGCTAAGTTAGGCCCTAAGCCTGACGATCAAGCATTGCTACAACTATGGAGCGAAATGCTTGACAGTTCATTAAGTCGCACTGACTACGGTGATCTATCCGCAGACGGTAAGTTTGATGATTGGCTAACACGCTTGTACATCAACGGTGTTGTTGACTACGAAGATATCAACGGTGAAGGCGGTGATGCATTAGGTGCTTGGAAAGCTCTAAGTATCCGTGGCAAGTTAAAAGAAAAAGATCAAGACTTTAATCGTTTTAAAAATCTACGCCAATTACAGACAGTTATTCAATCAAAAGATTATCGTGACGAACTGCGTAGGATTAAAGACGCTGAAACAATCGAAAAGCATAAGCGTGAAAAGAAAGAAATAACATTAATCGACAACGATCGTTTCTTAGTTACATTACCTTTAAACTACGGTGCTTGCTATACATTTAACAATAGTGAAGGTTATCAGGCTAGCTTCTGTACAGGTAGCTCAAGTGGCCTACGTTGGTTTAACAACTATGCTCCAGACGGTCCTATCATTAGTATCGTTGATAAACAAAATCACGATGATGTTAACGGCAAATGGCAGATGCATGGTCCTACCGGACAAATGAACAACGGCAACCAAAGTCTTAGTTATTCACGTGGTGATGAAAAGTTTGCGGAATTATTCCCAGGCTTAATGAAAGAGATTATCGCAGCACTTCAATCTAAGGGCGATGAGATTAAAAAGAACTCTACTGAAATTACTAGCGGCGGATATGACATTCCTAAAGCTATTGAAGATATTAAGCGTAGACTTCCTTACTCGTATGCTTCTGAACCACCTAAGAAAGATGAGCCAGAAGAAGAACCAGCAGCAGAGCAAGGACCTGGAACATTCCTTGTAACACTCTTAGCTAATGGACGTACTGCTCGAATTGAAGCTGACAGCGAAGAAGATGCTATTAACAAGGTTATCGAAAGACATCCAAGTATTCATAGAGAACAACTTAGTGTCGAACGAGCACCTGCTGAATAAACAGAACACACTACCTTAGGACGTTATCGTTACTACGTGTGTGCCCGGCTGCTGGGCAGGATGGAATGGGAGTCGTGCCCCGGAATGCCATCCTAAGTGAGCATTTATATTTTCACTAATGAAAATTGCTTTATTCATTCATCAGCCAATTTGTGCAGTCGATTCAGCAAACGGCATCATTAGTGCATTATCACCACACTATTCATTTAAATTATTTTCTAAAGACGAAGTCGAACCAACATTCTTCGATGATGTAGACTGTGTGTGCTTTCCTGGCGGAATAGGAGATGCAGATAAGTTTGATTCTTTATTAAAATACAATGCAGATCCTGTTATATCCTTTGTAAAGAACGGCGGGAAGTATCTAGGAATATGTATGGGAGCATATTGGGCCGGAGAAGACTACTTCGATATATTGGACGATGTTGTTGTAGAACAATACATAAGACGCCCTAAAACAGATACCCGTCGACCACATCCTAAAGCAATGCCGGTGATGTGGAGCAACGAACAACATAGAATGTATTTCTACGACGGATGTGCATTCGAAGGAAATAACTTTAAAACAATAGCAACCTATCCTAATAATGATCCTATGGCTATTATTCAAAACAACATAGGACTAATTGGTTGCCACCCAGAAAGTCAACAGTATTGGTACAATAAAAAATACCTCGAACCGCATTGGCATCGAGGTATTCATTACAAACTATTGTTTGATTTTGTTGATGCTATTGGCCAACAATAATTTCGTAGACCTCTTTCCAGTTCTTAACTTTAGGATAAGGAGTTTCATTATCCATATTGTGTCCGTGCTCCATAAGCAGACTCTTAAGACCTAGATCATGACCAGTTTGAGCATTGGTAATCTTATCTTCAATCCAGTAGTAACCACTATTACGATAAGGTTCAAGTGCTTCGTCTTTGTCAGCACCTGTGTCTAAGTATATAAACTTTTCAAATGCTGTTTCACCAAACAACTTCTTCAAGTTCATTGTACGCAAAGCACAAGAGTTTTCATCGTGACTTAGACTTGTAATACAATGGAACACATAACCGTGTTCTTCGTGCAATCGTTTAACATAATACATGCTATCACGAAGTGCTGGTAAGAATCCAATATGTGCAGATTCGTTAAAAATCTTAATTAGCTTCTTGCCCTGCTCTTTATCAATACCATATCGTTTACCAATATCGTATTTTAGATTGCCGCCTTCGACTTTGTTAAAGCCATGCTGTCTAAGGTATACATCGAAAGCATACTCCCAATCAAGAAGTACACCATCGGCATCTGTAAGAATGATTTTGTTTTTCATACTCCTATTATATGGTCAGTTAATGGCTGTGTCAAGTACCTAAATACTTAATGACTATTTTAATCTACACCCTAGTGATGGTCCAAATCACTATCGCCTGTGTAACATTATATCTACACAGAGGACAAACACATCGAGCTGTCCAATTTCATCCTGCTGTAAATCATTTTATGCGTTTTTGGTTATGGCTTACAACAGGTATGGTTACTAAACAATGGGTAGCTATTCATCGCAGGCATCACCAAAAGAGTGATCAAGAAGGCGATCCACACAGCCCGCAGATCTACGGTATTAAAACAGTATTGTTTAAAGGATGGAAACTATATCACGAAGCTAGTAAAGATACAGCAATGGTTGATTCTTTAAGCAAAGACTGCCCCAATGATTGGATTGAACGTAACTTATACTCCGCACACAGTCGCTCAGGTATTCTTTTAATGTTGGTCATAGACCTATTGCTCTTTGGACCGTGGGGACTGTTAGTGTGGGGTATTCAAATGATCTGGATCCCTCTATGGGCTGCAGGTGTTATTAATGGGTTAGCTCATTGGGTAGGATATCGCAACACAGATACTAAAGACACAAGTCGTAATCTATTACCTATCGCTATATGGATAGGCGGAGAAGAATTACATAACAACCATCACAGCGATGGAGCAAAGGCTAAGTTTAGCCAAAAGTGGTATGAGTTTGATATTGGATGGATGTACATCTGTATATTACAAAGGTTAAGATTAGCAACAGTTAGATAAAGAAAAAGCACCCGAAGGTGCTTTTCTTTTTTCTCTATAATAATGCTCTACG